AAGAGGGCTGGGTATCTAAACCTCGCGGGTTCCATCGAAATAAATAAAGGAGCGAAGGCTCCTATAATACTATATTCTGCCTGAACAACACTTTTGGTTCCAGTATTATTGATGCATGGAAGCAGAAGATCTATTAGTTCAATACGAAAAATACTGTGAAGTATTAAAGAAGGTAGCCGGTACGCCGGCTGTCGATCGACTATCCAACGCCTTGGGCGAAAGGTTGATCATGGCTCCTAGGGGGCTGACTGTGGAGACCGGCGGTTCGCCTGGGGCTCTCGTAGATTACAGTCTACAAGTGGCGAATATCGCTAAAAGTCAAGCATCCCACTTCAGTAACCCTAAGTCTCTCGTGAAAGTCAGTCTTCTTCACGAACTAGGTAAGCTAGGGGACTTCACGGAAGGCACTGATCTATTCATCCCCCAAAATTCCTCCTGGCACCAGGAGAAACTCGGCCAGATGTACAAGTACAACGACGAGTGTTCCAAGATGAACGTCGCTCATAGAACTCTATGGATGCTTTCTTCTCTTGAGTTTGACCTCAGTCGCAGCGAGTGGTTGGCTATCGCGGTTTCTCAAGGCCTTCATCTGCAAGAGAATCAATTTTACGCTACCTCGATAGACGGCCTGGCCGCTGGGTTGCTGTCAGCACGGTTGGCAGTGTTGCATGGAGAATGATACTTATCGTGCATGAAGCTGTTGAGAAACTACATACGCGCCATCATGATAGAGGCAGCCGCGGAAGAAAAAGAGGGTGACCTCTTAACAGAGCCGGACGAGGTCGCTGATCGTGAGGAAGATGTCAGTGACGAGTCGACCGGTGTTGCTGCGATTGCTGGGTATACTCTGCCACTAGGAGCCTCTAATTCTCCCACTACTCTGCAACAGAGGGGTGATACTGCCGGCCAGGGGTTTGGAGGAGCTAAACCTTTGAAGAAGAAGAAGAAAAAGCGCAGATCGAAACCATAAAACACTTGAACATTTGAACCCAATAAATTAAACTTAGAAAGTCAACAATGTTGACTAGAAGATTTGACCATTGAACATTAAGGAGATAAAAAATGGCAATTGATTTAGATGCAATTCGTAACAAGTTGAACCAACTCTCTGGTAACAACAGCCGGAGAAATACAATGTGGCGGCCCGAAGAAGGTGAAGAAGCCACGGTGCGTATCCTAGCCTTCCCGGACAACGATGGACAGCCCTTCAAGGAGCGCTGGTTCTACTACAACATCGGAAACAACCCTGGTCTTCTGGCTCCTTATCAATTCGGAAAGCCTGATCCTATCCAGGAACTCATCAATAAGCTTCGAGACGATACTTCTAAGGAGTCGTACGAGCTGGCTAAGAAGCTCTATCCTAAGATGCGATGTTACGCACCTGTCGTCGTACGCGGCGAGGAGGAGAAGGGCGTGCGTATCTGGTCTTTCGGAAAGCTCGTCTACCAATCGCTCTTGAATATCATGCTCGATGAGGACTACGGAGACATCACCGATCCTACGGATGGCCGTGACGTGAAGGTCATCTGTACCAAGCCTCCTGGTCGCAAGTGGGCGAATACCGAAGTTCGTCCCCGTGGAAAGTCTAATGTTCTCGCCGAGGCCACCCAGGCAAAGGAGTGGATTGATAGCATTCCGGATCTGGACGGAATGTACACGGCCAAGACGTACGAGGAGCTTGAGAAGATCGTCAACGATTGGTTGAACGGAGAGGATGGCTCTAGCGACTCTGAGTTTGTTTCTTCTAAGACTGCTCAACCGACGTCGACGGCCACCGCCGATCAACCCAGCGAGTACAAGAGTCTAGATGACGCTTTTGCGGATCTAGAGGATCTGTAAGCCAGTTTATTGGACTAGCATCGTTTCAAGTCAGGCGGCCGTTGGCCGCCTGACTTATATTTGAACACTGCCTTTCGCGGTTCTACAATTTAAAAATGCTGGAGATTGATTATGTCTAAAAAGAAAGACACGGATAACTTTGCCGACGAACTCATAGCGTCCTTGAATAAAGAACACGGTTCGAAAGTTGCTTACAACCTTGCCCACGATACGTCGCCTACGCACGTCAATCGGTGGATATCAACGGGCTCCCGGTTATTAGATTACATTGTCGCTAACCGCCACGACGGCGGCCTCCCTGAGGGGCGAATTGTTGAGATCTTTGGGCCCCCGTCCATTGGAAAGTCCCACATCGCGATTCAAGTAGCTCGATCGACCCAGCATATGGGTGGGATCGTGGTGTATATTGACACAGAGAACGCGACTTCTGTAGAGAATTTGTCACTCCTGGGTGTCGATATCACAAAACGATTCGTGTATGTTGACACGCACTGCACGGAGGAGGTGCTCTCCATCGCTGAGTCCACTATTCTCAAGGCGAAGGCGATGGATAAGGATGTGCCCATCACTATCATCTGGGACTCGGTTGCTGCATCCTCCCCTAAGGCTGAGCTCGTCGGGGATTACGATAAGGAGTCCATCGGACTACAGGCTCGAGCGATCTCCAAGGGCATGAGAAAAATCACCGGCGTAATAGGAAATCAGCGTGTCTTGTTCGTGATCTTGAACCAGATAAGGACGAAGATCGGAGTCATGTACGGAGATCCCACGACGACTCCAGGCGGTAAGGCGATTCCCTTCCATTCATCTGTTCGTATTAAGTTGGGCGCGGGCCAGCAGATTCAAGACAAGGACAAGAACGTCATCGGAATTAATGTATCTGCTAAGACGATCAAGAACAAAGTATCCGCACCCTTTAGAGTATGTAATTTTGAGATTCATTTCGGTGTAGGAATAAAAGAACACGAGCAGATATTCGACGTACTTCGCCGCCATGGAAAGGAAGACATCGATGGTAAGACCGCGTGCGTATCCGGTACCGGAGCGTGGAAATCGCTGACCGTAGCAGATTCCGGCACCGGAAAGACGATTTTAGAGAAGAAATTTTATAAACCAGACTTTGGAGAAATTCTGGATAACCCAGAATACTCTTCCTACCTCGACGTTCTTCTCGAGAGAGCCATGATCCGAAAGATGGCTGACCCCTCCACTGCCGTCGTCGACGCAGAGTCTTATGAAGAAGTCCGAGCGCTATCCATGGAGATAGGGGACGAACTATCCGATCCGGAGGAATAAGTGTCGGATCGGCCGATACTGATCGTTGACGGGCTGAATTTTTTCATGCGACACTACGTCGCTAACCCAAGCATGAGTGATCACGGGCATCACGTAGGAGGTATGGTCGGCTTTTTAAAAGGCCTATGGTATCTTTGTGAACGGGTGTTTCCCTCTAGAGTGATTGTGGTATGGGAAGGCGGCGGTTCACCTCGCCGGCGGGCCATATTGAAGAACTACAAGCACAACCGACGACCGCCGAAACTCAATCGTTTTTATGACGAAGATATCCCTGATTCACCGGGCAATAGAGATAGTCAGATATCTAAAATAATAGAGGTTCTAAGAAACGTACCGGTCACTCAGATATACGTTCCCGACTGCGAAGCCGACGATTTAATTGCTTACCTGGTGAAATATATGCTTTCTGATCAGAGATGCGTGATTGCCTCCTCGGATAAAGACCTCTACCAGCTGTTATCCAAGAAGGTGGTGCAGTGGTCACCTGGCCAAAAGAAGTATGTAACCATGAAGACGCTGATTGAAAAATTCTCCATTAGTGCCACTAATTTTTGTACCGCTAGATCTTTCGTGGGAGACCCGTCCGACAAGATAGACGGTGTTCCTAGAGTGGGGTTGACCTCGCTGGCAAAGCGGTTTCCTGAATTGAAGGACGGGAAATTTATATCGGTCGACGAGCTGTCAGAGCTGGCAGCCGACAAGTCAGAGACTAAGAAACTCAAGCTTTTCGAAAATATGCTGCAGCACAAGGACACTGCTAAGAGAAATTGGAAATTAATGTATTTGGACACGACTAACCTATCGGCCGATCAGGTCAGGAAGCTGGAATATTTAATTGAGGATTTACCAAAATTTGGCAATAAATTATCGCTTGCGAGGTTAGTGTTACATGAGGGCATTTCCAACTTTAACATCGACGCTTTTTTCGCGTCTATCAACGCCTGCAGGGTGAACACTTGATGATCGATAACGACACTTCTTCCTACGGCGAACCACTGTTCAGTAAATACGGTAAAAGTTTTCAAGAAAAAATCTTCCAGAGTTTGATGACTGATAAAGAGTGGGCTTCGCAGATGGTCGAAGTGATGGATCCATCGTTTTTTGATGTACGCTATCTCCAGTTCTTGAGTGAAAAATTCTTTGGATATTTTCTTCACTACAAGTGCTTTCCTTCTCTCGGCCTCCTGGTAACGATCATAAAGGA